CTGACCGAGAAGCTGGATGACTACATAGACCAGGCCGGCAAGCTGGAGGAACTGACCGACCAGTTGTATGAAGGTCTGACCGGTATTTCATTCGACGGCATGTACAGCAGCTTCATCGACAACCTGATGAACATGAAGTACGGTGCCAAGGATGCGGCGGAGGATATATCCGAGTACTTCATGCGGGCGATGCTGAGCAACAAGATCGGTGAGATGTACAGCGAAAAACTGAAAGGCTGGTGGGAGAAGTTCGGCAAGGCCATGGAGGACAACGAACTGACCGAGGCGGAACGGAACGCGCTGATGGAAGAGTACATGCAGTATATGGATGAAGCCCTTGCGCTGCGTGACAACCTGGCTGCCGCCACGGGCTACGACAAGACCGAAGCCGGCGGCACCAGTCAAAGTGCGAAAGCCGGGGGCTTTACGGCCATGACGCAGGACCAGGGGACGAAGCTGGAGGGCATGTTCACCGGCGGGTTGCAGCACTGGAGCAGCATGGACGACCGGCTGGAAAGCGTGGTGGAGAAGATGGACACGGCCGAAGGCCACCTGGCCCGGATAGCCGAGAACACCGGTGTGAGCGCCGGACACCTGGGCGAACTGAAGGAAGTGATAAAGAAAATGATACGTGACGGACTAAAAGTGAAGTGATATGGCAAATATACTGAGCGGACTGGTGCTGGTGAACGGCACGGACATCTGGACGGAATACGGCGTGTTCCTGGTGGAAGACCGGCGCGGCGGCATGGAGAACCTGACAGCCATCCTGACCCCGAGCAAGGCGAAAAAGGACACGGCCGTGGACATACGGGAAGAGCACGGAGAAAAATACAGCGCCGTGCTTACCCCGAGGAACGAGGCGCGCGACGTGACGCTGCACTTTGCCCTGTACGCCCGGACACAGTCGGGATGGATGAAGCAGTATTTCGCTTTCGTGAATTTCCTGAAGAAAGGCCGGAACGGATGGCTCGATATTTCTTTCCCCCAGCTTGACCTGACCCTTCGTGTCAAATATGCGGACTGCACGAAGTTCACCCCGCTGACCTACCTGTGGAAGGAAGGCGTGCATGCCGGGAAGTTCAAAGTGAAGTTCCGCGAGCCGGTACCGGTGATTTAACGACATTCAAACGCAGTTCAAACGATATTTAAAAGGATTACGGACATGCTGACCATATATGACAGAAACGGCAATAAACGTGCGGACATCGCTCCGGATGACAGCTCCACCCAGCAGAAGGAGGTTCAGGGAGACAATGTGCTTTCCCTTTCCTTCTCCCATTACGAACATATCGTCCTGGACGTGAACGACTACACGGACTATCTGGGCGAACGGTACCGGCTGACGGAACGCTACACGCCGAAGCAGGTGAACGAGGGCGAGTGGGACTATGACCTGAAGCTGTACGGCGTGGAGAGCTTGATCAAGCGGTTCCTGGTGCTGGAGACGACGGACGGGGACACGAACCCCCTGTTTACCCTGACGGCCACTCCCCGCGAGCATGTGGCCATGGTGGTGAAGGCCATCAATGACGGCATGGGCCACATTACTGACTGGAAGGTGGGTACGGTGGAAGGTGCGGAGCTGATCACGATAGACTACGAGGGCATGTACTGCGACGAAGCGCTGAAAGCCATTGCCGAAAAAGCCGGCGGCAAGGTGGAATGGTGGATTGAGGGGCAGACGGTGAACGTGTGCCGCTGCGAACACGGGGAAGAGATAGCCCTGGGGTACGGCAAGGGGCTGACCTCGCTGGAAAGAGACACCGGCAACACGGCCAAGTTCTACACCCGCCTGTTCCCGGTAGGTTCGACCCGCAATATCGATGCAGAGAAATACGGCAGCCCGAGGCTGATGCTCCCCGGCGGAAAGAAGTACATCGAGCAGGGCGTGGATGAATACGGCATCCATGACCATTACGAGCAGGAAGCCTTCAGTGACATTTATCCCCACCGGGTGGGTACGGTGAGTTCGGTACGCAGCGAGGAGGTAACGGACGATGAAGGGAACAAATTCACCGTCTATTACTTCCGTGACGGGGAACTGAACTTTGACCCCAACCTGTACGAACTGGCCGGTGAGACGAAACGCGTGTCGTTCCAGACGGGCGACCTTGCCGGACTGGGAGAGAGCGATGACCACTACTTTGAGGTGAACTACGACAGCGCGGCGAGGGAATTTGAACTGATTACCATCTGGCCCTACGATGATGACACCCAGCTGCCGGGCGGCAGGCTGGTGCCGCGCGCCGGTGACACCTATATCCTGTGGAACATCCGGATGCCGGATGAGTATTACCGGCTGGCCGAAGAGGAATTTGCGGTTGCAGTAGAAGAATATAACCGGGACCACTGGCTGGACATTGCCGCCTACAAAGCCCCGACAGACCCGGTGTACATCGAGGAGCACGGCATCGACCTGTTCGTGGGCAGACGGGTGAAGCTGGAGAGCCGGAAATATTTCCCGGAAAAAGGCTACCGTCAGAGCCGTATCACCAAAATCAGCCGCAAGGTGAACGAACCCGGGCAGATGGACATCGAGATAAGCGATGCGCTGCAGGTGGGCAAGTTCGACAAGGTGACTGACAGCATCGGTGCGCTGAAAAGCTATACGAAATCAAAGACGGAAGGCGCATCCCTTCCGGACATCATACGGAGCTGGGACAAGACGCTGCCCACGGACAACAACCTGTTTTCCGCCCGGCGCAGCCAGAAAGAGTTCCTGAACAAGAGCAAGCCGGATACGGCCAAGGAGCCTATCCGCTTTCTGAAGGGGGTGACCTTTGGCGAGGCTGCCGGCGGCAAGCCCTGCGGCAGCGTGGACGGTGAGGGCAATGCCGAGTACCTGACCGCCGTGATCCGCGAACTGCTGCGCAGCGTCAGGTTTGTTGACGGGCTGACCGGTGAGGGCTGGCAGATCTGGATAGACCAGCTGACGGGGCTGACGAACCTGACCGTGGACAAGATTACGGCCCGTCAGAGCCTGGTGGCGCTGGAACTGCTGATACAGCAGATCCGCAGCGTGTGCGGGCAGATTGTGGTGTCGGCCGCCAACGGCAAGATCAAGGAAGTGGTGAAACAAGGCGACAACTACCGCATCCTGTTCGAGCAGGAAAGCGGCTTCGTGGCCCATGACCTGATGCGCTGTGCCGTTACGAGCGGTTCAAAGCTGAAATCCTACTGGGTGGAGGTGGCCTCGGTGATAGCCGGCGGTGTGCTGGTCCCGGTAAGCGAGTTTGGCGGGGTGAAGCCGGAGGCAGGAGATGAATGCGTGCTGATGGGCAACACGGAAAACCCGCTCCGGCAGAACCTTATCTCCATTGCGGCCACGGAGGACGGGCAGCCCCGTATCGACATCCTGGACGGTGTGAAAGCCAAGCACTTCAACGGCTGCCTGCGCTGCCGGCTTGGCAATCTGGACGGGATAAAGAGCGACGCTTTCCCGGCAGACAACCAGCCGCACGGCAACGGCCTGTGCGCGGATAACGCCTATATACGGGGCACATTCATCCTGATGACCGGCGAGGACATATTGACACGCTTTGAGATAACCGAGGGCAAAATCCATTCAGCTGTGGAGGGCTTGCGCAAGGAAATACGCGAAGACCAGAGCTACCTGGACAACAGCAGTTTTGCCGACGGCATGGACAAATGGAAGACGGGCAGCAAGGCCACGCTGTTCACCCTGGGCGGACGCTGGATCTGGGCGAACGGCGGTCCCTACGGCACGAAGCCGGACGGCCATGCCGAGATACGGACCGACGGCAAGGTGCCTTATGCCTATATCCGGAACAGCTATATCATGCAGAAACTGGAGGACTTCCGCCTGGTACCGGAGTACCGGCAGACGAACAGCCGGGGCGAACGGGTGCCCGGCGTGGTGTATCTGTCGTTCAGCTACCGGGTCATCAAGGCCGGAAGGCTGAAGATAGAATTTGTGGGAGCCGACAAGACCGGGTTTGAGAACTTCAACATGTTCGGTCATGAAGAAGACCTGCCCGTGGGCGGTGAGAAGATGTTCACGCTGGACGGCCTTTGGAACGGAACGGGCGATTTCAAGCTTTCGTTTACCGGTATCATCTACGTGTCGCTGCTGGTGTTCTCCACCAACAAGGCGGACGCGCTGAGCTACAAGTACCGCACACTGTTCGAGCAGAGCGAGCGGCTGGTGAAGATTTCGGCAGCGGTCTTTGATAAAGATGGTAATGCGCTAAAAGAAACAGGCCTTGTTATAAAGCCTGAAGGTTCCGGTCTGTATGCGCAGGACAATACAGGAAAGATTGCCCTTATCGGGGTAAGCGTGGAGGAAGAGGATGAGTATGGAAATACCGTGAGCAAAATCAAACTGACTGCCGACCATATACAGTTGGAGGGATTGGTAACGGCTAATGGAAACTTTAAAATACTGGAAGACGGCAGCATGGAATGCCGGAATGCATCTGTATATGGAAAAATATTTGTTGAAGACGGAGGAAAGGTAGGAACATTTACAGTTGAAAGGAACTGCATGCTTTGGAGCAACGGGGATGCTGAAATTCGATTGGGGTATGACGACTATTGGACCGGAGATACCTGCATATATGCCAAGGCAAACAATTTTAGCAATGCAATCATGGGTATTGCTCCATTGGGTGGAGCCGGTATTTATGGAAGTTGCCGTGATAAGCCTACTTACCCTGACAAATTTACATTTTCAGCAGGATATTTCGATGGCGATGTGTTGGTGCATTCCGGAAACATTCTGGTGAGTGGAGGTGTGGTACAAGCTGATAAAATGCTTCCTCAAAATGGCTGGTCTGGGCGATTCAAAGGAAAAACAGTAGAAGTACAGAATGGAATTATCATTAACGTGTCATAAAAATGAATAGTTATGAAGGTGAATTTTAACAAGACGTTTAAGGATTATAGAGGGAATGACCTCATAGTCGGTGGAAAAGTCCAGCTGATGACAGATATTATAGCCCAATGCCTTTTTAATGGGGAAGGTGCTCGATCATCCGGTGATTCTAATAAGGATAGCAGCCGTAAAATCCATTCGTATGAATTGTGCATGCGTCTCATACAGGCAAACGGGGATTTATCCATCAGTGCTGAGGATGCTATACTTATAAAAGAGTCTGTAATCGGGCTAACCCCAGGATGTTATTCACAGATTGTAAAACTGATAGATGAATAGATTTATGGCAGAAATGACGCAAGAAGAACTGGTCCAGGAAGTGCTGGACCGTGTGCTCCAGAGTTCTACCGGTGTGGAGGATCTGGAAACCGTCACATCGCTGAGCGGTGTGAAATCACTGCCCGGAGAGAAGGACGGAAAGATGGTGAACGTACCCCTGGAGCTGATAGGGAAACCTGCGAGCGATGCCGCCGCCCGTGCCGAGGCTGCCGCCAAGAAAGCGGAAGGAGCCGTAGCCGGACTGGAGGAAAAGACCCAGGCCGCCACGGAAGCCGCAACCAAGGCCAACGAAGCGGCAGCCAAGGCAGAAAATGCCGCTTCCAAGGTGGAACAGACTACGGCAGCAGCCGTCGGCGGAGCTACCGCACGCTTTTCCTCATGGATGGAAACAGGCAATGTTTTACCTGAAAAGAGTAACAAGCCGGGCGGCAACGTGGTGTATGTGGCCAATGCCGGGAAATTTGCCTACCACATGGACTCCACCCTGTACGGGGACTGGGACGTGGCGGGTGTGCCCCCTGCCGGCATGTTCATGGATGCGGACCGGACAGCCATCCTGCCGGACAAGCTTTACCTGCTTGGCGATGCCGTATATAGCGGAACAGAAGGTCGCCTGAGACTGCTTTCCTACCGGCATGAGGTGATGAGCGAGGAAGCTTACGAGGCACTGCAGGACAAGGATGCGAATACGCTGTATCTGATTTATGAGGAGGAGTAACGATGATAACCAAAGGCGGTAAGGAAATAACGGCTGTGTATGTGGGGAAACGTTCCCTATCGGCCGTCTATGCCGGAGCGAGGCTGGTATGGACTGCCATAAGCAGCTGTTTCGGCAGCGGGTTCTGGAGAGGCGACAAGCCGTGGAGCCGGACCGACGGGTGGCGAAGAAACAAATGAATAATGACTAAAGCGATATATTATGGCAAAGAAGGTATATGACCAGGACGGGCTGGACATGCAGCATACGAACTGGAGCGGTGACGCTGCAACCGGCGGGCTGCCCGTAAGCGGCCGCCTGGTGGAAAATTACGTGAAGAGCATTGACGAGAAAGCCACGCCTACCGAGGAACTGGTGAGCGGGGAAACGAAAGCCCCTACATCCGGAGCGGTGTTCGATGCGCTGGTTGGCACGGTGACGGACGTGGATGTGCAGGACAGCGAGGACGGCACCCAGTACGTGATGACCGTGAAACAGAAAGATAACAAGGGCGGTGAAAGTTCGAAGGAAGTCCGCTTTTCAAAGTACACCGACGACGACAAGGTGGTGGTGAACATTGACCTGACTGACAGCAGCGGTGCGGGGCTTCCCTCCTCCCAGTACCTGGCACTCGGTACCGGGTTCGTGGTAAAATATGCGGTAAGCGTCGGTACTGCCGGTGGTGCGGAGGTTGACGGTTACAGCGACCTGAAGGCGAAAGTGGTTGTTAAACGCGGCTCCACGGTGATTACCGAATTCCAGGATGCGGAGTTTGCGGGTGTTACCGCCGGGCAGGATTATACCTTTGACGCATCGCCCTACCTGAAGGATGCCACGACCTATACGGTGCAGGTTGAAGCGCAGTGTACCTACCAGGGCGGCACGCTGATGAAAACCGCCACAGCCCGGGTAACAATGGTGGCTATGGAATTAAGTACCACTTATTCGGTGGGTAACGGACTGGCCGACGGGGGATATAAAAATGATGTGAACATCCCCTTTACTGCCAAGGGTACGAGCGGTGAAAAGAACATCTATTACCGTATCAACGGCGGGCAGCCCTATACCCTCGGCCTTTCGGCCGGCAGCGGTGTGCAGCAGAAGAACGTGACCGTTCCCCTGTCACAGATGCAGGAGGGTACGAACGTGGTGGAAGCCTACGCGCAGCATGAGAACTCCGGTGTGGTGAGCCGGGTGCATTACATTACGCTGCTGAAGGCAGGCGGAGGTGTGACAGCGTATGCCGGCATGATGTTCAGCCACCGGGCAGCGGGGTTCCAGCGTGACTGGAAACATCCGGAGCTGGAGGCCGAGCAGTTCACTGCCTGGAACTTCACGTATGCCGGTTACGAGCGTGATGCGTACACGGCACGTGTGAAGGTGATGAATGGGGACAGCGTTGTGAAGGAAGACCTGCTCCAACGCGGTGAGACCGGCAGCTACGGACGGACGAACGTGAACGTGGAACCGCTGGACTACCGTGTGTCGTGCGGCGATGCCGTGCTTGAGGTGCAGGTGAACACCACATCGCACCCCGACATTGAAGCCACCCTGGCCCCGGATGCCGTGTGCACGTTCGATGCCTTCGGGCGAAGCAATACGGAAAACAACCCGGCAAGCTGGGTGAGCGGTGACAAGCGCATGGAGTTCCGGGACGTGCTGTGGAGCGTGAACGAATACGGTGCCGGTAGCGGCTGGCACAAGGACCGCCTGCTGCTGTCCGGTGGTGCAGGCATGACCTTGACGGCTGACGGCGGTTACCGTCCCTTCAACGAGGCGGAGAAGCCCGAAGGGTTTGCCATACGCGATGTGGGCATGACGCTGGAGATAGAATACAGCACGGCCAACGTGACGGACACGAACGCGGAACTGATCACCTGCCTGGGACAGCTGGACAACGGGAACCGGTACGGGCTGATTGTGACCCCGGAAGAGGCCAAGTTCCTGACCGGTGTGGTGACCGAGGCGATGGATGCCGGACAGGTGCTGCGCTATGAGGACTCGGTGGGTACGAAGTTCCAGCCTAGCACGAACATCCGCATTACCTACGTATTCTATCCCAATGTGCAGACGAACGAACAGCGGACGCTCATCGGTTTCTATGTGAACGGTGAGGAATCGGCTGCCTCGAAGTGGCTGGACAAGGTGAACTTCAATATCCAAAGCCAGCTGGAGTTCAAGTCGGCGGGTGCCGACCTGAACGTGAAGAGCGTGCGCATCTATAACAAGGCGCTGACCTCGGACGAGGTGCTGAACAACTACATCGTGGACCGCAACCACCTGGAGGATGCCGACGGGGAACCGGGCGTGCGCTCGCTGGATGAGGACAACCGCGTGCTCAGCGAGGGGGACACGGTGAGCATGGAGAAGCTGATGGG